AGCAAAAATTTTATGAACGTATCTTTAAATGCTTCTAATGATGAAGAGATAACTTCTTCTCAACAGACTATAGGTGAAAGAATGAGTGCTTATATAAAATCACTTTTACCTACAATAGATCCTAAAGCAAAGCAAAGATTTAGAGAATACATGACTAATAATGTTGGAAAAAGTGTTACAACAAGTTTTGGTTTAACAACAGACAATAAAAATGAAATGTCTGATAGCGAGTTAATACAAAAATTTTCATACAACAATTATAAAAATCTTAGTGAAGAAGAATTAAAAGAAGCTCAAAAACAACTTTTAGAAAGATTTACAACAAATGTTAGTTTAGGTGTAAGAAATTTTAAACGACCTACAAATGGTGATATTTCTTGGATTAATGATTCGTTATTAGATGCAATAAGACAAAAAGAATCAAGCAACAGACATTTAGATGTAGATGGAACATTATTTAAACATCCTAATTCAAAAGCGTTAGGTGCATATGGTATAAAACCTTCTACTGCGGCAGATCCGGGTGCAAAGTTTGTTGAATTAAATCCTAATCTAGTTCCGATAGCTGACTTAACAAAAGAATTAAATGAAGATAAACATAGGGAGTTTGCTAAAAATTATCTTATAGCAATTACATTACGTTTTCCAGAATTATCTCCTTCAGATGTAATTAGAGCTTACAATGCAGGTCCTACAAAGGTTAACTCAGTTTTATCAGGTCAAGGAACTTTTAATCAAGAAGCTTTAGACTATCCTAATCAAGTTATGGAAATACTACAATCTAGTTCAAATGCACGAACAGGTGGTTTTGTATAAAATTCTTGACAAAGGTTAAATACGTGATATAATATATATTAAGGAATACTATATGCAGCTACTCCATCTTTATGATGACCCTGCAGTAAGTATCTTCAATACCAATAGAGCTACTCGCAAGACCCTACTGGAGGTAATATGACAGATCAGCCAAACAATGAAGAAACTTCGACACCCACCCCTTACAAAGGGCAGTATCGAAAAGATGTATACGAAGACGATCCAAAGAACGCAGATGAAATTGAAGACCCTGTACAAACAGCTACTCCAAAAAATCTAATGGGTTCAGAAAAGGAAGTAAACTACAAAAAGCGTTATGATGATTTAAAACGTCATTATGACCACAAATTAAATGAATGGAGAACTAAAGAGCAAACTTTAATGGCAGAAAAGAAGTTAGGTAACACGAAGCTTCCAAAAACTGCAGAAGAGTTAGATGACTTTAGAAAAAAATATCCAGACGTTTATGATGTAGTTCAATCTATTTCAACAATGAACGCTGAAAGCAAAGTTAGAGAAATAGAAGGAAGGTTAGAAGAGTTAACGGAAAAAGAACAAGATGCGATAGTTCGCACTGCTGAACAAGAGCTTCTTGCTATTCATCCAGACTTTACAGATCTAAGAGAAACTGATGATTTTAAACAGTGGCTTGAAGATCAACCCCCTAGCATTTCTGATGGTCTATACAAAAACAACACAGATTCTCGTTGGGCATCTCGTGTTATTGATTTATATAAAGCTGATCGTGGAACACGTACAAGAAAGACATCTTCAAAACCTTCTGCTCAATCTGTAACAAGAACAAATCGTACAGATGCACCGAGTAGAAAAGAAGATAGAATTTGGACACGTGATGAAATTGCTAAACTGAAGCCACATGAATTTGCTAAGTTAGAAGAGGAAATTGATAAGGCATCACGTGAAGGCAGAATAACTTAAACTTTTAACTAAATTAGGGAGAATCGTTGATGGCATTTACATCAGCTGCAGGTTACGCAAACTTACCTAATGGTAATTTCGTACCTCAAATATTTAGCCAAAAAGTTCTCAAGTTCTTCCGTAGAGCTTCCGTAGTTGAAGATATTACGAATACTGACTATACAGGGGAAATTGAAAACTTTGGCGACACAGTCAAGATAATTAAAGAACCACAAATTTCTGTGAGAAGTTACACTCGTGGAACTGCTGTAGCAACTGAAGATCTATTAGATGAGCAGATTACTATGACAGTCGATCAAGGTAACTACTTTGCATTTAAAGTGGATGACGTTGAAGAAAGACACAGTCATATTAACTTTGAAGCATTAGCAACTTCTTCAGGTGCTTATGCTCTTAAAAGAAAGTATGATGCTAATGTCCTTGAAACTATGACAACTGGTGCAGGAATTGCAGGTAACGCTACAGACGAAGCAACAGGAGCTACTGTAACAAACAGTTCTCTTGGTACTCACAGTTCACCAATCCAAGTATCAGCTTCAGGTGACACAGGTCCAGACGCTGCGTTAAACTTGATTGCTTTAATGGGTAGACTACTAGACGAAAACAACGTACCTGAAGATGGTCGTTGGTTTGTAGCTCCACCTTTCTTTTATGAAGCTCTTGCGAAAGCAGACTCTAAGCTTATCCAAGTACAGATCACAGGAGATCAACAGTCTATTGTGAGAAACGGAAGAGTTTTAGATGGTCTTTTACATGGTATGAGATTATATAAAACTAACTCATTTGATGATTCCACAACAGGAACAGATGTAGTTAATCCCGGTGCAGCAGGTAAGTTTTACTGTTTAGCAGGTCATATGTCTAGCACATCTACAGCTTCTCACATTTCTAAAACAGAAGTCGTAAGAGATACAGAATCTTTCTCAGACATCATCAGAGGATTACACATCTTCGGAAGAAAAGTCTTGAGAAAAGAATCTTTAGCTCTTGGCGTTGTAAACTAAGGGGGTGAAGAATGGCTACTTTTGATTTAACAACTGGTCAAGGCACAGGTCAAATTGGCACTGCCACTGGTTTATCTAAAATGGTAATGGTCGAAAAAGTTTTTGATGTTAAAAAATTTCAAGACAACGGCAATACTTTTGCTGATGGTGACGTTATTCAACTTATAGATCTTCCTGCAGAATGTTTTATTCTACACGTAGGAGCAGAAGTTATTACAGCTTTTGATCCGGGTTCATCACTCGCTGTAGATATTGACGTTGCAGGTGGAGATGACTTTGTAGATGGTGGCGATTGCACATCTGCAGGTTATCTAGCAAAAGGAACTAATGGTCACGTTGACTACACTGCTGTTACAACATTCAGTAACAGAGTGACAGCAACTGATACAATAGATCTTACATTTGCTCTATCAGGATCAGCACCTTCTGTTGGTAAACTCAGAGTGTACGCAATTCTTATCGATATCTCAGGTAAGATTGAAGAAGACTTATTAACAAGTTCTACTAACGTACAATAATTAATTATATATAGGAGCAGCTTTAGGGTTGCTCCTATACACAGGTTTAAAGAATATGTTTTATGGCAAGTACATACCTCACATTAGTAAACAATGTATTACGTGATCTCAATGAGGTTGAGCTTACCTCTAGCACCTTTTCAAGCTCTCGTGGTATTCAAACATCTACCAAAGACTACGTTAACAGAGCAATCAGTGATTTAATAAATGCAGAACTAAACTGGTCTTTTACAAGAGCAGAAGGTTCTCTCAACATAATAGCAGGTAAACAACTTTACGATAAATCTGCTGTATCATCTTCACTAAAATATATTGATTATGATACTATGTTTCTAGAACCAAGAGATTTTATTACAAATGGTGACTATGAGATTAGTGGTTCAGCTTCTATAACAGGGTGGACAACTGTATCTGGTACACCTTCTGCTAGTTCTAAATTTGGAAACACGTTACTACTATCCTCTGCAGTTGCTACACAATCTGTTGGTGATCTTGTTGTAGGTGAAGAGTACATAATTAGCACACAGATTACAGGTTCTACTGCCACTCTAAAAGTCGGCACTACATCAAACGGCACAGAAACAACTACAGCTACACTTACTGTAGACAACACAAACGAAACAGAATTTTTAGAAACTACCTTTACAGCAACAGCTACAACACACTTCATTACTCTTGCTGAAACAGATGGTAACAATGCACATATTAAACGTATATCTCTTGTTGAAAAGGATGTAAATCCAAAGAAACTAGAGTACGTTAGTTACGAAGAATGGAACTCAAGATATAGAGAACGAGATGCACTAGCTGATAAAAACAAGTTTGACGTTCCTGACTTTGTATTTACAACATATAATGAAGAGATTGGTGTTACACCTATACCAATAAAATCAAACTACGTATTAAAGTTTGACTATTACATTACACATACAGATCTATCTGCATCAACAGATACTTCTATAATTCCTGCACGATTTGAAACAATAATAACATCTAAAGCAAAGTATTACGCATATACCTTACGAGGTGAAATCCCTAACGCCCAACTTGCTAAACAAGACTTTGACAATGGAGTCAAGCGTATGCGAGTTGAATTAATAAATCGTAAGAACTACATGAGAGCAGTCTAATGCCTGAACTCTCACAAACACAACCATTTTCATTTCCATGTGAAGGTGGTCTTGTGTTAAACCAACCAACCTTTAATATGCAGCCCGGACAAGCACTGGAGTTGCAGAACTTTGAACCTGATATTGATGGTGGTTACAGAAGAATAAGTGGTTTTAGAAGACACGTAAATCATATCGTACCACAAACATCAGCATCAACAGAAAAAGTTTTAATGGTTGTGCAGTTTGCAAATAAAATAGTTGCAGCACGTGGTACAAAGGTATTTAGTTCTGCATCTACACAATTATCAATAGCGATTGCTTCAGGAACTGGTATGACAGGTTCAGGTACAATTACTGTTGACAGCACAGCAGGATTTAGTTCAAGTGGTACTTTACAGATTAACTCAGAAATATTTACCTATACAGGGGTTACATCTATTACATTTACAGGTGTAACAAGAGCAACAAGTTCTACATCTGCAGCGACTCACGCTATTGACGATGCAGTATCAGAAAGTTGGACAGAAAAAGATACAGGTAGAACAAGTGCAGGTAAATATGGTTTTGAAAGATTTAACTTTGATGGTAATGATAAATTAATTATTGTAGATGGCAACAACGATCCTACAGTATTTAACACATCATTATCTGCTACAGATGTTACAGAAAGCACTGTTGAAGGTGCAAAGTTTGTAACAT